ATGAAACTGAGCGACTACGTAACGTATCGCAACCAGTTCAAGAACCTCGCTAGCACCTACAACCTGCCCGCAGGATTCCTCAACGACGCCACCCTCAAGAAACTGGTCGCCGGTGGAGTCTCAATGGCGAACCTCACTGACCGGATCGCCAAGGGATACGCAGCCTACGAAGATGCCAGTCCTGCCGAGAAGCAGCTCCTCGCACAGCAGTACGGCATCACTCCTGGTCAGGCCGTTGCCTACTTCCTAGACACCTCACCGGGCAAGGTTCACAGCCTCAACTCCATCAAGGAAGCCATGACCGCAGCACCGTTGGAACTGAAAGCACAGCAGGTCGGACTCACCAACTTCGGCCAGCAGCAGGCCGAGCAGTTGGGTGGACTCGTTCGCTCCGGCGCACTCGGTCAACCATCAGCAGCAGGCACGCCGTACGACTTCACGCAAGCCTACAACGCCGAAACCGCAGCCGGTCGAGATGCAGCCCTACAGCAGCAGCGCATTGGCAACAACACCCCCGGCACGCAGATCAACTCCGACACGCTCCTCGCTAGTCAGATCGCTGGCTACACCGGCAACGAGAATGTCCTCCAAGGTCAGAGCCAAGTCCAAGCGCAGCGAGCCGTTCAGACCGCAGAGCAATCTGCTCTCGCACCGTTTGAAAAGGGCGGCGGCTACGAAGAAACCCAGAAGGGCGTAATCGGCGCAGGCTCCGCTCGTCAGTGATAGGCTCAGTCCATGTTCAAGGTCAACCTCATCGGATCAACTACCCTCAACATTGACGCAGACGGATTCAAGGTGACGCCAGATAACCACCTTGTTTTTTATGTGACCCACACTGACGGGAGTAACACCACGACGTTCATGGCAGCAGCCGACAAGTGGATTTACTTTGAGTTACTTCCCTAGTAATCTGTGGTAGTATCTAGTTAGCGCCTTCGGCCCCGAGTTGCAACGGGCGAGCTGTAGGAGCGGCAACCCGAGTGGCAAGTATGCACGCCACTTGCGTAGATGTGCGATAGAGCAGTACCGCAGTACCAATCCCTATCCGCATCGGCTCCTCCTGCCGATACGCGTACTCCGAAAGAGCGATTACATGTCCGACGAGTTTTACGACGAGTTTGGTGAGCCTATTCGTGACGAGAACATCCGTTCTCAGATGAAGGCGCTCAAGGCACAGGCTAAGAAGGCCGAGTTGTTGGAAGCCCAACTTGCAGAGCGTGATCTTCAGATTGCGTTTGCAGAGGCGGGTGTCCCTCGAGATGGTCTTGGAGCACTCCTCCGAGATTCATGGAAGGGCGAACCCAACCCCGAGGCAATCAAGGCTAAGGCCATTGAGTACGGAATCTTGGGTGCCCCCAAGGTTCAAGAGCCAGACACTTCGGAAGCCGAGCTGGATGCGTTGCGACGAGCAGCAGGTGTCACGGCAAGCGGTGGAGAATCCATCGTAGACCCGCAGGCAGAGTTCCTCACCGCCCTCGCAGCAGCCACCTCGCCAGAAGAAGCGGAACGTGTAATCACGCAGTTTGGTTCTAAGACCGGACTGCACGTCAATCGGGGTATGTGACAACCGAAAGGTAAACCCCTATCATGGCTACCTACACTGGTGGTTCTTGGGTTGATGGACCTTCTGAAACTCAGTCGTCCACCAATCTTGTTCAGGTCGCTTACGACCGGATGGCGTACTTCTCGCTCCGTCCTGAGTTGTACTTCGACCAAGTTGCTGACGTGCGTGCGACCAACCAGGCAATGCCCGGTAAGTCGGTCATCTTCACCATCGTCAACGACCTTCAGATCGCTCCGAACGCTCTGAGCGAAGCCTCCGACGTCACCCCCGTGTCGTTCTCGGACAGCCAAGTCACCGTTACCCTCAACGAGTACGGTAACTCAATGGTCACTTCGGCCAAGCTCCGTGGCACCGCCTTCGTGGACATTGACCCTGTGGTCGCCAACGTCATCGGTTACAACGCCGGTGTGTCGCTGGACACCATCGCTCGGTCAGTCCTTGACTCCGGTACTCAGGTTGCTTACGGTGGCGGTGAGGCATCTCGTTCCGCTGTGGCCGCTACTGACGTCATCACCTCAACGGACATCCGCAAGGCTCGTGCTCGTCTGCGCTCGCAGAACGTCCCGACCTTCGGTGGCTCCTACGTCGGATTCATTCACCCTGACGTCGTGGTTGACCTTCAGAGCGAGTCCAACAGCAACTCGCTGTTGACGTGGCGTGCGCCGCACACCTACTCGGCTCCGAACGAAATCTGGACGGGTGACCTTGGTCAGTACGAAGGTGTTCGCTGGATTGAGACGCCTCGTGCTCCTGTGTTCACTGGTCAGGGTGCTTCCTCGGCCAACGTGTTCGGAACCCTGATCGTCGGACGCCAGTCGCTCGCCAAGGCTCACGCTATGGCAGACGGCAACGGTCCGCTCCCGACCATCGTGGAAGGCCCGGTCACTGACCTCCTCCGCCGCTACGTCCCACTGGGCTGGTACTGGTTGGGTGGCTACTCCATCTTCCGTCAGGCTTCGGTCTACCGCCTCGAGACGGGTTCGGCTCTGGACTCCGACGTCGGTGCTGTGACTGGTACCTACGCCGTGACCGCAGGGTCGCTCACGGGTGCTTGGAGCACCACTCCTCCTGGACTCGGTTCGCTCCTCACCGCTGGAACGGCAACGTTCTCGGATGGTGCTGGAAACGCCGTGGTCAGTTCGGTCAACGTCGACGCAGGCACCTTCGCCTTCCAGATCGGAAACGGCGGTTCCGTCACTGGTTCCGGTACGGTCACGGTCAGCGCCGCTCCTCAGGGCTTCGCTACCCTCATCAACCCCACCATTGACCTCGGAGAAACCGGGTCGCCGGAGGCGTAGTCCTCAACTGGTTAGGGTCGGGGGATTGTCCCTCGGCCCTAACTGGTGCCAACGGAAGGAGCAGTATGCCTTGGCCTACCGCATGTGCGTCGTGCAAGAGCATGGACGTGCAAGTTGGCGCACACGAGATCACTTGTCTCGCATGTGGACGCCTTACTGATAAGCACGGCAACCCCGTGTCACTTGACGAGCAGAACCTTGCAGCAGACGAATACCTGCTCAAGCAGCTCGCAGACCTTCAAGGGAACAACTAATGGAAATCACCGGCAACGGAGAAGTGAAGGGACTGGACTCGGCGCAAGGTATGCCGATGTTCGCCGGTCCTCGACCTGCTCGGGCGATGATGTTTGACAAGGAAGTCACTCCCGATGTGACCTGTGAGGGTCGCTACATGGGCGAGATCAACCCTGTCCGTGGACTGACGGACTACGAGTCCTACGGTCCCATGACCGACATCCGCAGCGAAGGAACCTACGACGGTTCGTGGAAGATCGGAGAGTTCCCTAAGTGATGGACCCCAAGAAGCGCCCCGCCACCGCAAGCGAACTGTCTGGTGCCATTGGCCCGGACGGTATCACGCCTGCATCGTGGAAGAACAGCCTCAGCCTTGCACAGCCTGGCATTGAGCCTCGCATGAAGGTTGCTACCTACAAGCCTGCAACATGGGACGGAATCACCGGCGTCTGCTACCCCATCATGGGACAGATGAACGGCTCCGGCCAGTTCCCGCAGGTTGACCACTTCAAGGTTTGGGAGGACAACTAATGTCCCGTGACTCACAGACAGACACCCGCAGCGCAGCTCAGGTGGGCTACACGATGGACTTCTCACCGACCACGCTCCAAGAGGAAGTCGAGCACAACGGCGTCCTGCGTGTGAACGCTCCCGTTGGTGGTGGCACTGAGGAATACGTCAACCCCTTTGGCTCCATGCGTAACGCTGGTGATGCCGAGATCGTTGCGAGGATGCCTAAGAACAAGCGGTGGTAGATGCCTACCTTCACACCGCCTAGAGTTCAGAACGTCCCTCGGTTTCTCCCGACCTCTGCTCCACAGCAGAAGGCGCTGTTCAAGTTCTACCAACCCTACTCGGCCTACGTCGAGGTGTTCTGGTTGAGCGACGGTACGTTCGTGCAGAACTACCCCACGCCCGAGAACTCCAACACGAACATTCCTTATCCGTGGAATCCGAACGATCCGTCTGGTCCGTTCGCTTGGGGATACTACGTCAACTTCGACGTCA